GCTTCTGCATCTTCCGCTGTTATATTTCCATCTTCAATAAATTCAGTTATTGCTTCTTGTATTTCTTCAACAGATAGTGTATTATCTTCTTGTGAACTTTCATCAGACTCATCCACATTTTCTTCAGGACTATTATCTTGTTCGTCGGTGGATGAAGACTCATCAGATTCAGGTGTATCCGTATCGGGAGATTCAGGCTCTTCAGAAGGTGTCTCATCAACAGGATCTTCAGGAGTCGGTTCAGTTTCTGTATTCTCGCCTTCATCTGGACTGGTATCGTCTGGTGGAGTTTGTTCGTTGTTATCAACTGGAACATAAGAAGATCCACCAGTTAAATTAGAACTTTGTGTTGTAGGAATAGAAATAACAGTCTCAGTATAATCGCTTACTGGTCCAGACCAGTTAGCAACTCTTATTGTATAAGTAGCTCCTTCTGTCAAACCAGTTAGCTGTATGGACTCTGGTGCACCATCTGTATTATATGTTCCACCAGCATAAGGATTTTCTGCATTTGGATCATCTGTAACAACTTGATAATACCACGTATTTGCTGTATATCCTACTGGCAACTCAGGAGCAATTGTCACAGTGGTTCCTTCAATAATTGGCTCTGCAAGTATTGGAGCAGGTGTAGGAATATTATTATTAATAGCAGACACAAGCTGTCCTGCTTTAGTATTTAATGATGACTCAAGAGATGTTTTTGTTGATACTGCTGAGTTTATGGTATTAGTTAAAGATGTTGTGTTTATAGCATTTATATTAGAAGTGTTTGTTGTATTTTGTGCAACAACTGGAGAAAGACTTTGATTTAGTTGAGTAATTGTTGCGTTTGCTGCATCTACTGCTGCTTGAACTGTTCCTGTATTTGGATCTACATATGGAGTAAATGCTGAACCCTGACTTATTTGTCCAGAAAATCCAGTTCCAGAATTTGTATCTGTAATTTGTGTTATTGCTCCATTATAAGTTTCTCTATAATTAAATCTTGCACCATTTGGTATTGGTCCAACAGCAGTTACATTTGCCATCCATGCACCATCATTTGGATTTACATCAGCATTAAATCTTACTTGAACCATTTGAGTAGAAGCATCTTGTTGTGGAAATGGTCTTAAATCCCAAGCAATATCTAAACTTGTTCCAGTAGTTGAATATGTAATTCCAGTTCCTGTACTCCAAGTAGTCCAGTCCCATCCAGCAATAGATACTGAAGGTGCGCCTGGAGTTGTGTGATAAACCCATCCTTCATTTGTTCCAAATGTTATTGTTGCATTTGATCCAACAAATACATTATTATAAACAGTTCCGCCCATTTGCATTCCGAATGGAAGATTCATTTGAACATCAATTGCAATATTGGCCTGAGTTAATTCAGTTTGAGCAGTTGCCTGTGCTGTAGATGCTTCTGTTTTTGCTGTAACGGCTTCAGATATTGCTGTTTGAGCCTGAGTTATTTGTGTGGATACATTATTTATTGCGGTAGTTGCAACAACTACTGTATCTTTTGCATCCTGAATTACTTGAGAACTTTGATCTATTGGGGTAGCAGATAGATCAACATTATTAATAGTATTAATAGCGGCTTGAACATTATTTATTTCTGTATTGGCCAGAGATATTTTTGATGTTACTTCTGTTGTAGCTGATTGAGCTTGAGAGTATTCGGTTTGAGCCTGTGTTATTTCAGTTGTAGAATTTACAGTAGCATCTATGGCTTGCTGTACTTCTGCAGCAGCCGTTGCAATTGCTGTGTTTACCGCCTGTTGTGCTGGACTTACCACAACCTGTTCTGATCCGCCAGATTCTGTTCCGTATGCTATTGATGGTGCAACTAAAAAAAGCCAGCCGCTTACAAAAGCGCCTAGCAGGAATAGTTTTAACTTCCTAGTCAATTAGACTTCTCCGATGTTACATAACTTGTTTAAGTAACATTTAGATTATAGCAGTTAATTCTTTAGAAACAATCTTGTCTGGAGAACACTCACATTTGTATTCGTAGATAGGCATTACTTTCCGCTCTTTTTTCTCTTTTCAGCTAAGGCTGCAAAGTCTTTGACCTTAGTTTCCCCCATGTATCCCCACGCATAACCATCTTCAATCATCTGCTCATTAACTGATTTTGCATTGCCATCTAGATAAACCCAACCAAGTATTCTGCCATACTTTTCTGAGCTATCTGGCTTTTCTGTTTTTACAACTATTTCTTTAGCATCTTTAAACTTGTACTTTAAATACTCTTTAGATTCTAGACCTAAAGTTTTCTCAAACTTATCTGTTGTTCTTGACTCTGGGGTATCTATTCCAGCCAATCTAAGTCTTTGAGAATATGAAATGCTGAATCCAAGATCGATGTCAACATCAATGGTATCTCCATCAACTATTTTTGTAACTTGCTTTACTCTGTACTCAAACATAATTCTCCTTAAATTGTTAGGAGCAGTTTATTTGATTGTCTTTGGCTTTTCCTCTTCAGGAACTACACGCTCAAGATCAATTGTTAGCATACCATTTTCTACCTTAGCTCCAGATACTTCGATATATTCACCAAGGGCAAATTCACGAGTAAATTTACGAGCAGCGATACCACGATGTACGAACTTGGCGTCATCCTTGTTATCTTTAATTTCACCCTTGATAACAAGTGTCTGATCCTTCATTGTAATATCTAGATCTTCTTTAGCAAATCCAGCTACTGCAATTTCGATTATGAACTTGTCTTCATCATCTGTTTTGATGACGTTATAAGGTGGGTATGTTGAGTTTGATGCGTGGCTGTGAACTCTTGAAAGTCTATCTAGTTCACGATTGAAGCCAATAAAAAAGGGATCCTTGAATAGGTCCCATGTATATGTTGTTACCATTTTATTCCTCCTATTAAGCGAATAAGTTAATTTATGTAGGCCCCTAATGGCGACCTACATATATTATATCAAACTGGTTTTTTAAAGTCTAAAAAATCTTTTTCTGCTTTTCTTTCATTTTTTCTTCGTTGGCTGTAGCAGCATATAGGGCTCTTTGATGTGCAGCTGCTCTTGACTTGCTTGGATGGCATCCTTTAAGTTCGCCATTCTCATTTACTACTGCCCAACCTTTGCATCCTGCTACATTTTGTTTAACGTCGTATGGCATAGTTCCTCCTAGTTGTCTGGTATTTCTGGCATATCAATTGGCAATACGCCTCTTTCTCTTGCTATTTTAAATCCTTCTTCGCTCAAGGTTATCGTTGCTTCTAGATTTTCATCATATTCTATATTTATTAAATCTTTTTCATATAAATCTAATAAGGTTTTATCCACATATTCCATGTGAGCTTCCCATAATTCTGGAGCAATTTCTTTAGCATCTTCGCTAATAGCGAATATCATTTCTCCATCTTCCGCAACTCCAGCAACCTCGACAGCACCTATTTCAATGTAATGGGCGAGCTTCATGTCGTCCTCATAATCCTCTGAACTATAGTCCATATCCATATTATACTCCTAAATGGTGCCTATACGATTTTGATTCCTGCTATATGTTCTAATAGCATGGCAATTAGCGCATACTATATCGCATTTAGCCATTTCCTCAAATCCCTTTTCTCTACCGTATCGTGAGTATATTTCACTTACGCTTCCAACTTTTTTAAATTCTGGTTTGTGATCGAATTCAAGCATATAGTGTGGATATTTTTCCCCACAGTCTATGCACCCAGATTCTTCTTTTATCTTCCAAACTTCTCTTCTTAGTTTGGCTTTTGTTAGATTTCCTCTAGTTAAAGATTTTTGTTTTTGCCCATCTCCAAGGTGGTAGGCTATTGTTCCCTTTGAACATCCTAGGATAGATTGTATTTCTCTGTAGGACTTACCTTCGCCTCTAAGCTTTAATATATTTTCTTTGTGATCCACCATTTCCTCTTTCCTTGTAAGTCCGCAGAGTCAGACTTGAACTGACGATAACCGAATTATGAGTTCGGGGCCTTAACCAACTTGGCTACCTGCGGTTAGCCTATTGTATTGTGCCGTCATCGTTTTTGTCAATAGTTGTTTCTACTATTTGTTGAACATAGTCAGAAAAATGTTTTCTAACGCTGCCAGCTGGTCTAGACCCAATAGTTTTCCACAACCTCTTGTACTCTATAACATTTGAAAATGTTGTTGGACAAAGCATTACTCCGTTGTATTCTTTTAATACAGTTGGGAGTGGGACATGCTTACCGCAACATTTACACTCTTTAGCTTTATCTTGATATATACTCATACTATTTCCATTCCTTCTAGTACATCTTTAAGATGATCAGGCATTTTAGGTGCACGAATTAGATTGCCCCTAACGGCAGTTTCTTCTTCTCTATCCCATGTCAATGTGTCATAGGTATGTATTTGCACTTCTTCAGAACTATCTCTTTTAGTTCTAATTATAGAATTATAAATAGATCCACAAACGGCATCCGCCAAGTCTTTCGAACCTTTTCTTGGGTGATCTACTTTGTCCCTCATAATTTTTAATTGCAATAGTTCGTCTATCAACAAGGGAACATGGGGGCCAGATAATCTTTCTTCTAAAACAATCATTGCCATATCGTCATAATGTTTTTTAGCCACAGATAAAGTTTCAGTATTAATTCCGTATTGCTTTAACTGCTGCATCATATCGTGAGAGTTCCAGCGGTCAAACGTACATAACTTAATATTAAATCCAGCTGCTCTTAAAGAAAGAATATAATCTCTTACTTCAGAAAAATCAACGGACTTGTCTGTTGTTGGTGTCCAGTACCTAACAGCATCTACTTCTACAATTGGTGCTGGTTGAGAATATGTATCTGTAACCTTAATGTTTACCCAATTTTTTACATGAGACATTGCTACAGCGCAATGGTCATGTTTTTGTGCAAGGTCTACGTGCATGAAATATTCTTTATCTGGATCTGGTTTAAACCAAGATTCCATTCTTCCAAAATCATCAATTGCTAAGGCTGTATTGTTAAAAGCCTTTTCAATCTTTTCTCTTGATTTAAAGAATGCATCGATTGCTTCTGGTGGCATACAGGCAAATCTACTCAAAGCATCTGGCATGTCTCTATAAAAGTCTACTTTAAAATCGTCTATCTTTTTAGTTGGATTTACATCCCATGTTGGTCTTTTGATAGCATATGTTCTTGGAAATAAGTATGACTTAATATGGTCTTCTTCCCACTCAACAGTAATTTCATTACCATCAGTTCCGTCTGGAAGTTCATCGTCCATCTTCAGCAACTTGCTTCTAACAACTGTTTCCTTTTCTGCAACAACTGCATCGTAAAACTTTTGAATTGGATCGTTCTTAAAGCGTGGGAATGATAATAGAATAACCTTCCCAAAGTCTGGGAAACGAGAAATAACAGATCCACGATACATTGAATATATAGCATCAGCTGTTTTAGCCTGATCGTGACCAGTAGTATT